ATGACTAACACGAAAATGTTAGAGGCAGCTATTGCACTCAGCGGGCTTCCTAAAAATGTTATTGCCGAAAAAATAGGGATCTCTCGCTCCGCCTTTTTCAAGAAAATGCGGAATGAAAGCGAATTCAAAGCTACCGAAATAGTTAAACTGCAGGAAATCCTTGCGCTTACGACCGAGGAAAGAAACCGCATTTTTTTTGCAAAGTGTAGTGATTAATAATCACTCTTGTAATAGGAGAAACAACATGGAAGATATTCAAATCTTTAATAGCAAAGAATTTGGAGATGTACGAGCTCTTGAGCTGAGCGGAACCCCATGGTTCGTAGGGAAAGATGTTGCTGAAGCATTGGGATATGGCGCGGGGAAGTCGCTTGCAAACGCCGTATCCAAGCACGTTGATGAAGAGGACAAAGGGGTCACCGAAATGATGACCCCTGGAGGAGTGCAGAAGGTTATCATCATCAACGAATCCGGCCTCTATAGTTTAGTCCTCTCCAGTAAACTTCCGTCAGCCAAGAAATTCAAGCGTTGGGTAACAAGCGAAGTGCTTCCTGCTATCCGCAGACATGGGGCCTATATGACTGAGGAGGCTCTTGAGAAGGCGATCACAGAACCGGACTTCTTGATTCGTCTCGCCACCCAGCTGAAGGAAGAGAAGGCGAAACGCTTAGAGGCGGAGAAGCAGGTAGAGGCCGCAAAGCCGAAAGTACTCTTTGCGGATGCCGTCTCTGCAAGCCACACCTCTATCCTAGTGGGAGAGCTGGCGAAAATCCTCCGTGGAAACGGTATAGAAATTGGTCAGCGGCGCCTTTTCGCATGGCTTCGCGAGCATGGGTATCTCATTAAGCGCCAGGGTACCGATTACAACATGCCTACACAGATGGCTATGGAGTTGGGTCTGTTTGAGATTAAGGAAGGCTCTTATGTAAATGGAAGCGGCGCAAACATCATTACCAAGACACCGAAAGTCACAGGAAAAGGTCAGACTTATTTCATCAACAAATTTCTTAGTGCTTAAGGAGGTGATTGAAATGGCCTGCAGGACTTTTTCTACCGCCGAGGTGGCCAACCTATTCGGGATTTCTCCTGATTCTGTCAGGAAAATGGAACAGGGCGGCATTCTGAGGCGGTTAAGGGTTCCAGGGATCCGCTACAGCCGGAGCGAGGTGTACGCCGTCCTCCGGGAAGGAGCTGAGACCTGCACCGTAGCATCTGTCCGGAGGCTGGAAGATGAAATCCGCCAGAAGGACGCAGAGATTGAGCGGCTCCGCGGTGCTCTCCGCACCATCGCGGAGGAAGCGCGGCGCCAGGGAGGAGGAATAGCATGAAAGAAAATATTGGAATCTGCCGTAACGCAGTGAGATGCGCAGCTCGCTTCGAACTTCTGAGAGACCTAGAGTATGCCCTCCGCGTTGCCATGTTCAATGATGCCCTCACCCTCATCGACCACGGGGACAACGTAATCATTGCACACGGAAACGGCACCGCTCAGATGGCTAATGTGGAGTGTGACAGTCTTCTGGAAATGGCGTATGACATCATGAAGGCCGCTCTCCATGGCGATTACTTCGATAACGACCACAGCAAGGTAGCAAGCAATGAAGACTGCATGGAAGAGCTGGTCTACAGAACCATGAAAGAGGATGAGACCTATGAGGATTAAATGGAAGAAAATCATGGCCATGCTGGCCATTCCGGCGGCCATCGCTGCCGGGGCCTGGGCCTATGAGCCGCCGGCGGAGCTCATTGAGTACCGCACGGAGGCGGAGGAAGGAGACACCATCTGGAGCCTCTGCGCGAAGGTGGCCAGCGATGAGGACTGCATGGAAGAGCTGGTTTATCGCACGATGGTGGAGAACCACATCAAGACCCCGGGAGAACTCCAGTCGGGCCAGCTCATTGTAATTCACGTGAAGCCAATTAAGGGAGGTGAAGGTCATGAAAACAAAGGCTGACTGCCCGTCATGCAAATTCGCGAAGATTTGCCCCATCCCGAATGATGATAAATGTCCGGTACCTATTGAAATAATGATGCGAGCATGTTGCCCTCTGAACGAGGACGGCCGAACAATTCACTGCGTATCTTGCTTTTTTTCGCAAATTCGTTTTCGCTGGGGGATTAATGAATCATTATGTGTGCAAGGTCAATGGGGAACGTTTAGATAACGACACTGTATCGTGCACAGCTAGGCCGCCGAAGTGGTGCCCCATATTAGAAGCGAAAAGAAAAGGCCTCTGACGTCTAGCACACGTCAAAGGCCCGAGGGGATGATGTTTCTATTCATTCATATCATCATCCCCCTCATTGTATCACAGAAAACAGAAACAGGAGGAATAAATGATGAAATGCCTCAGAGAAGACCTCAATTTGAACGCTTATGATTTAATGGATATTTGGCGCATGGCCTACCGCATCGGCTACATTGAAGGTCATAACGCCTGCGAAAACGAAGCGCCGCTCAATCCTCGTAATGACTCAATTCCCGAGTTCATCTGGAAGCTTTTAGCAAAGGAAAAATCAGACAATGGTTAACACGAACTGCGACACCTGCCCATTTTCTGAAAAATGTTACATGAAAGACAACCCCCAAAGGATTCAATAGAAAAAGGAGGAAAAGTAAATGTTAGAAATTAACGAAGAATTATTCAAGACCAAAAATGGCGGGGAGTACTCCCGCCATGATATCCGTAATGATTTCGCTATACCCGGCGAAATTACGGTAACTATTACTCTTAATGAGTACAGGACGCTGATTTCCGCGAATGCCATCTCTGAGAAAAGGATCTCAGATTTGAATTCTGAGCGCTATGATGCGCAGGTTGAATGTAACACTCTGAAACAGGAGAGGGAGAAACTTCTGAAAGAAATCGCAGAGCTGAAAATCAAGATTTCTGACCTGCTCATGGAGAAGACCGCATCCTCCCAGACTGATAAGGATGAAGAAGCGGAAGAAGAGGAGGGGGAAGATTAATGGCGTACCGTGGCTGTGACCTTATTCTTTCCTGCCATGAAGCAGAAAATGACCACGCAAAGTGGTTAGAAACCCGCAACGCGGGCATCGGAGGCAGTGACGCCTCCGTCATCATGGGGCTTAACCCTTACAAATCCCCATACCAGCTCTGGCTGGAAAAGACGGGCCAGGCGGAAGCGCCGGACCTGTCAGGAAACCAGTACATCTATTGGGGGCACAAGAACGAGTCGAATATTGCCGACTGGTTCATGGAGACCACCGGCAAGAAGGTGAGGAAGCTGGGGACGCTCCGGAGCCGGGCCCATCCGTTTATGCTGGCAAACGTTGACCGCGCCGTCATGGGCGAAGAATCTGGCCTTGAAATCAAGACCGCCGGCGTCTCTCAGGCGAAGAAGTGGAAGGGTGACGAAATCCCCGACGCCTATTATTGCCAGTGTCTCCACTACCTGGCAGTAACCGGAGCGTCCCGCTGGTATATCGCCGTACTCATCGGCGGAAATGAAGCGCTTTACAAAACAGTGGAGCGCAATGAGGAAGATATCAAGGCTCTCATCCAGGCGGAGGCTGATTTCTGGCATCTGGTGGAAACGAATACCCCGCCCCCGGTGGACGGGAGCGCCAGCTGCGCGGCGGCCCTCTCTACCCAGTACAAGGGCGGAGATCCTAACTATACCATCCTGCTCCCGTCGGATGCTGACGGGGTGATTGAGTCACTGGAAAATGACAGGGACATCATGTCCGCTCTGAAGGAGCAGATTGCTGAGAAGGAAAACCGGCTGAAAGCGCTCCTGGGAAATGCGGAAGAGGGCTCCACAGACCATTACCGCGTCCTCTGGAAGACCCAGCCTGGCCGCTCTTCGGTGCCGCTTGTAAAGGTTAAGAAGCAGGCTCCCGACATCTACAAGCTCCTCCAGGATAAAGGCTACATCACCACTGGCAAGCCTTCCCGCCGCTTCTCAATCAAAGCCAATGACTGAGGACGATTTCAACCGCCTCCAGGTGGGCGCCCCGGTCCACTGGGACGCCCGGGGAATCAACGGCACGGTGGCAGACATATTACATGGTTATTTTGATAAATCCATTTTGATTAAATCCGGTGACGCCCTGATTTGGGCGTCTTACCGGAATGTTGAGAAAGGAGAAAGGCACTATGAATACGAAAGGCGGACTTACAGAAAGAAAGGCAAGCATGCAGCAGGGAGGGAACGCTAGGACTTCCATGCAGGGACTTATCCAGGCCATGGAGCCGCAGATCCGGAAGGCGCTTCCTTCCGTTATCACTCCGGAGCGCTTCACTCGCATGGTTCTGACGGCGCTTTCTTCTACGCCAAAGCTGCAGACCTGCACTCCCCAGAGCTTCCTGGGCGCTATGATGCAGGCGGCCCAGCTGGGCGTGGAACCTAACACGCCCCTGGGGCAGGCCTACCTCATTCCCTACGGCAGCGTCTGCCAGTTCCAGCTGGGGTATAAGGGGTTGATAGATTTAGCCTACAGAAGCGGCGAGGTCTCCAGCATCCAGGCCCATGAGGTGCACGAAGGCGACACCTTCGAGTATGAATACGGCCTGGAGCCGAAGCTCCGTCATGTGCCCGCCAAGGCAGACCGGGGCCCGGTTGTTTGGTATTATGCCGTGCTGAAGCTGAAAAACGGCGGTGTGGGCTTTGAAGTCATGAGCCGTGAGGATGTGGAGAAGTTTGCCATGAAGAAATCCAAGGCTTACCGTAATGGCCCGTGGCAGACGGACTTTGACGAAATGGCCAAAAAGACCGTTTTGAAGAAAGTCCTGAAGTACGCGCCGCTGAAAACTGAGTTCGTAAAAGCGGTTTCCACAGATGAAACCGTGAAGTCTACACTCTCTGAAAACATGGCCGATGAGCCTAACGAAATGTACACAACTATTGATAACCAGCCGGATGATAACCCGGCGCCAGAAGAAGTTCCGCAGGGGAAGGAGGAAGAAAAATGAAAACCTTGAGCAACGGGAAAATGAGCCACGGAGAAATGGCCATCCTGCAGTCTGCCATTGAGCACCTGCTGGGCAGGGGGTTTGAGAACATTATCATCCTATCGACCAAAAAGAACCCTGCCACAGGGAAGAATAATGGATTCGTGTTCGGCAGAAAACGGCCTGATGCCACATCCAGGCTTCTTGCTATGCGGCTGGGGGAGGAATGGTTAGATACATTCTCACCGGAAGAGTCTCCACTTCACGGGATGTGGTATTTCTTTTCAAAGGCGATGCGCCTTGAAATTGATATCCTTCGAGGCACCGGCGTCAACGATGCGGGGGATGTCCCCTCCCGCCAGAAGTAAGGAGCCGCGGACATGGCAGAAGGTAACTGGATAAAGCTATATCGCAAGATGGTGGACGATCCTATTTTCGTCAACTCCACAGGCCCGCAGGTAAAGGTGCTCCTGACTGTCATGTTCCTGGCTGCCTGGACGCCGAAGAAGTGGGATGTGCTGGGCCACGAATTCACCATCCAACCCGGTGAGGTTTTTATCAGCACCCGTGATTTGGCTGACCGGGCCGGTGATGATGTGAGCCGTGAGGTTGTACGTAAGGCGCTAGTCAGATTTGAAAAAATGGGATTTTGGACCCTCAAGAGAACCCGCAAGGGAATGCTGATTTCTATCGTAAATTGGCGGAAATATCAGCTATATGATGGTAAAGAGAACCCAAGGGAGAACCCACGGAGAACCCACGGAGAACCCAGCAATAAAAAAGAAAGTAAGAATAGTAAGAATGTAAGAAGGGAAGAATATAATACCCCCCTACCCCCCAAAGGGGGCGGAGGGGTGGCTTCCCTCTTTGAGAAGTTTTCCAAAGGAAACCATGAACTGCTCTCTGCCCTTAAGGAATGGCAGGACATGAGAAAGAAAATGAAGAAGCCGCTTATTGAAAGGGCGGCAGAGCTCAATCTCAAGGATCTGCAGAAGCTTTCCGGCGGCGATGAGCGGCTGATGGTATCCATTGTATTGCAGAGCATTAAGCGCGGGTGGCAGGGGTTTTACGCTTTGAAAGATGCGCAGGGGCCCCGGTCCATTCCCCAAAGTGAAAGCGTAGGTGATTTCGTAAATGAACTCTCAAAGTTTGAACAGTCTCTCCCCAAGAACAATGGCCCTTGGGATGCTTAAAGCGGCATGGGGAAACAAGCTCACAGACGAGCAGGCGAAACTGTACCTGCTCATGACCAACGACATCCCGGAGCCGGTGCTCCTCAAGAGCATCGAAGCATTAATCAAAGAATCCCGGTTCCTTCCCAGCGTGGCAGAAATCAGGGAGCGGGCGGCGGCCCTCTACAATTCCGCCCAGGGCAAAGAGCCGCCGGATGCAGGCCGCGGGTGGGGAGAAGTGGTCCGTGAAATTTCACGGACCGGCTACTACGGGAAGCCGCAGATCCGTGACCCCGTGGCCGCCGAAGTGGTGCGGCGCATGGGGTGGAAGGAAATCTGTTCCGCTCCGGCGGATGAGACCGGAGTGCTGCGCGGCCAGTTTTTAAAGATGTATGCCATGCTGCAGGAGAGCCGGAGAGAAGAGCACAACAACAGGGCTCTACTGCAGGACGGCAAAGTTCGGGGCTTTATCGCTTCCGTTTCTGGAAAGCTCGCCCCGGGAAAAGGAAGGAGAAAGGTTGATGAAAATGAAAGGAAAGATTAGAGGTTATAGAAAAATCCGGGGTATGATCCCTTCTGGGAGGTATAATCTGCGGCCTTTCCGCTGGCGGATGATTCTTCGCCGTGGAATGATGTTATCAAGGTCGCCGACAACCGCCCGGTCTACATTTGCGATCATTATGATTCTTCGCGCCATGGCATTATCAAGGCCCCGCCGGAAACTGTCGGGACATCACAGAATTTAGCAGGAGGTAAGAAAATGGATAAAGACGAAAACAAAAACTCCGATTTAGGAGAATCCTATCGCATTAAGCGCTACAGGAAATTTGACAAGGTAATGAGCACACTTGTGCCGGCGAGCGTACCATACAGAGCGTACCATACAGCCGGGAAGAGTTGGAAATCATGAATGAACTGCAACTTGGCCCTTACATTTCGGGAACCATCTCCGACCCTATCCATCATCCATATCACCACACATGGAAAGGCATGGAATGCAAGGACGTGATTGAAACCATGGTGACCGGGCTTTCCGGCATCGAAGCTTACTACATGGGGAACATCATAAAGTATCTCTACCGCTACCCAAAGAAGGGAACGCTGGAGACGGACCTGGCCAAGGCGGCCCAGTACATGGAATTTCTGAAGGAGTGTTTTGAAAAGAAGGAGGAACCCCACCATGTTGAATGATAACCAGTGCTTTATCAGCGGCCGCCTGGGCCGCGACCCGGACGTGAAGTACACGCAGAACGGAAAGCCTTACTGCCGCCTGTCGGTGGCCTGCTCCTACAAAGCGAAAGACCAGGAGCGCACGGACTGGGTGAGCGTCCAGGTGTGGGGGCCGCTGGCTGAATCATGTGGAAGCAACCTGCAGAAAGGGGCCCGCGTCATGGTGCGCGGCCGCTATTCCTCCTCCAGCTATGAGAGCCCGCAGGGAAAGAAGTATTTCACCCAGGTGGTGGCGGACCTGGTGGCCATATGCCTGGATGGGAGCCCCTACGCTAACGGCGGCCAGGGAAACAGCCAGGGCAGTGGCCAGTGGGGAGGCGGCCAGTGGGGAGGCGGCCAGAATCAGCAGCAGGACCGTGGCAATTTCTCACGCTTCGGCCAGCCGACGCCTCCGCCTATGGAACAGACCAGTTTTTCGGACTATGCGAACCAGCCGCAGGGAAACTCCTCCGGCGTGATGCACGGACCGAACGAAAAGGATGATGACATCCCATTTTGACAGGAGGACGCCATGACAAGAGACGAGTGGAAGGCTCTCAAGAAAGAAAAGGGCATGAAGGTTTATGTTTTACGCTACGAAGGAGGAGCGCACATGACGCCCAAGTGCGCTCTTGAGTACACGATTGATACCATCTACCCGAGGGCCGCCACGGTCCGCCGGCAGGTGGGCTGGGCAGTTGAATACGATTTCTTCCCCTGTGAGATGCTCCACACGGAGCAGGAAATGAAAGAAAAGTGGGGGGACTTAAATGCAAATAGACATCGTGGGCCTGCTTATTGTCGTTATTGTTTCTATTTTCTGCATCGTTTTGACATCACGGAGGTGATTGGAATGTCGTTTGAAGAATTGTGCTTTGCTATCGTCGGAGTTGTGTCCGCTTTCTTCATTCTGGCAGCCTTTATCGGAATGCTCCGAGAATCGAAGCAGATGGATGATGAAATATGGAATCACGAGCGGAAGGAAGCCAGACTGCAGGATAAGATTGAGAGCCAGGAAAGCCTCATCCGCCAGGCGAAGGCCAATATTAACCTGTGCTGAAGGAGGAAAATGCCAGGATCCGCAAGGAATGCATTGTGCTGCACAGGCAGGAAGGACAGGAGGCAGAAGATGGGAAGACGGAACGGAACGAGAAAGTTTAACAGGCGGCATGGGAACCGGGAGGATGGTTCCTGGGCCAAAGGGCTCATGGACGAGCTTCGCCCCAGGGAGACACTGCCGGAAAAGCCGGACGAGCTCTCCGTGAAGGACCTGAAGCCCGGCGGTAAGGCAGGCCCGCCGCCGGAAAGCCGGGCGCCCCGTGTGACGGCAAAACCCAAAAAGCCTTACTATGACGGACGCATGGCCATGCCGCCGGAAGGGAATTGCGCTTACTGCGGCCGCCCTCTCCGGAGGGGGGGAGGCCATTGGGTGGTGGATGAGTTCGGGCAGCTTGTCAGAAAGTGCAATGATGCCCGTTCATGCTACGAACGTATGGGCGAAGATAATCAAAAATCGCTTAAAAGGGCCCTTAAACGCTTCGGAGCGAGAGGGGGGATGTAATTGTACTTTTTCGTAGAAGGAAAGCCTCAGGGAAAAGCACGGCCCCGATTTTCGCAAAAATCTCACACGGCATATACCCCCAAAAGCACAGCCGACTATGAAAAGCGTATCAGGCAGGCATTTACAGAGTGCCGGGGAGAATGGAAGAAACTCCCATCTGACTGCTACGCCTGCGTGAAAATCCAGGCCCAGTATCCCATCCCACAATCCTGGAGCAAGCGGAAAAAGAAGGAGGCTATTGCCGGGCTCATCATGCCGACAACGAAGCCAGACGGCGACAACATCTTGAAAGTGGTGCTGGACGCCCTGAACGGCCTGGCTTACGACGATGACAGGCAGGTTGTCAAGATGGGCATTATCAAAGTCTACGGCGTCAACCCGGGCCTCATGGTCCAGGTGGATGAGTACAAGGTTTAGGGAGGGACACATGGGAAAGCATGGCATGAAGGGCAGAGTAACGAATAATCCGGATCCCACGTTTTCAGAAGTTCTGGGCATTTTCCGGAAGGAGGCCCGGAAGGTGAAAGAAGCCCAGAAGGCAGCTGATGCATTCGCCTGCCTCAAGGCGGTGCGCTTCTACCTGCGGGGAAATGGCTTCGAGCTGGCGGATGACCTGGCAATCAGGGACGTTTACACGAAACGCGTTTTCCGCTCCATGGTGCCGGCCTCCAAGCCGGCGCCCAGGCCGAAGGAAAGGTGCTAGCGGATGACGGAAGAAGAGGTTAAGCTGTTTTTTGACAAAGTGCGCCGCTGCCAGAATCTCTATAACTCCATCATCTACGAAAGGGACCACATCGAGGAGGACCTGGCGGCGGCCAAGGCCATTGACTATAGTAAGCCACATGTTTCCGGCGGCGGCACATCCGACTTACTGGACGTTGTCTTGCGCATCCAAGCGGAGCGGGACCGGTGCGTGCGCGAGCTCACTATGAGGCTTTGGGAGCTTGAGTGTTACAAGCAGGACGCTATACGCCTTTTGAGGACGCTGAAAGACCCTGAGCTAGAGTCAGTCATGATAGACCGCTACCTGTGCGGAATGTCCTGGAAAAACATTTTCCGCACTCACCACATCGAACGGTCAGAAGGCTTCCGGAGACACCAGAAGGCAATAAGGCTTATTGCTGAAAGCCTCACCCCCGGGTCCTCAGAAAAAACTGGGGACTAAATGAGACTTCCGAACCTGCTATAATGCTAGTGTGGAAATCAGGAAACAGGGATTCGGATTTTGCACGGAATAGAAAAACCATATGCCCAGCGGCGTGTGGTTTTTCTATTGCTTATTTTTTGATTTTTCTGAAAGGCGGTGAATGCCATGGCAGCCGAAGACAGATACCGGAAATTTGTAATTGAATATTTTAATTGCGGCGGTAACCAGACGCAGGCTGCTATCAATGCAGGGTACAGCCCGCGAAGCGCTTACATGCAAGGCAGCCGCTTGATGAAAAATGATAAAGTTAAAAAACTTATGGAAGAATATAAAAAAGACATCTACGGGAATCTGCGTACAAGAATGGCTGCCGGTGCCGTAAAAGCCTATGACGCCATCCTCAGCATTGCTACGAATCCGCAGGCGGACGACCGGGACAGGCTAGCGGCGGCTAAAGACATTATGGACCGAGCCGGATACAAGCCGGTGGACAAGACGGAGGTTTCCGGCGGCCTGTCTGTGACTTTGGAGGTGGATGATGACATCAACGCGCAGGATTAACCTCATCAACGACCTCATTAAGCCGACGCCCAGGCAGCGGAGCTTTATGCAGACTGTAAAGGATAATACCTATATCCTCTATGGCGGAGCGGCAGGCGGCGGGAAATCGTACATCCTCAGATGGGAGCTTGTCTACCTCCTGCTGACCTGGTACAAGCACACCGGTATAAAGGGGATTCGCGTGGGCCTATTTTGCGAGGACTATCCAAGCCTTAAAGACCGCCAGCTATCAAAGATTCGCATGGAGTTTCCCGAGTGGCTGGGCAAGTACAGAGAGACGGACCACGATTTCATCCTGGCGGACAGCCTGGGCGGCGGCGTCATCTGCTTTCGTAACCTGGACAAACCGTCTAAATATCTTTCCTCCGAGTTTGCGGCCATCGCCATTGATGAGCTGACGCTCAATGATCAGAGCGTTTTTGATTTCCTCCGCATGCGTCTCCGCTGGGTGGGCATTAATGATACCAAGTTTATCGCCGCCACCAACCCGGGCGGCCGCGGGCACATGTGGGTAAAGAACCTATTCATTGCCCGCAACATGCCGCCGGAAATGCAGGCCTTTGCTTCGCAGGTGGCTTTTGTGCCGGCCACCGTTGACGATAATCCGCACATTTCCGAGGCCTACAAGGCCCAGCTTGACACGCTGCCGGAAAAGCTTCGGAAGGCCTATAGGGATGGGGACTGGAACATCTTCGAAGGGCAAGTATTTGAGGAATTTAGAAATGATGAGCACGTCATCCATCCGTTCCCCGTCCCCGCCGACTGGCCGCGGTACCGCTCTATGGACTGGGGCTACACTAAGCCTTATGCCATCTACGAGTACGCTACCGATTATGACGGCGTCGTTTACGTCATCGGCGAGTGGTACGGCTGCAAGCCTGGCACAGTCAACACCGGCAGGCAGGAGACCGCCCGGGAGGTGGCCAGGAAGATCAAGCACCTGGCGGGAGCCTTTGGCATTGCGGACCCGGCTATCTGGCAGCGCACCGGCCACGATGGGCCGACAATCGCCGAAATCTTTGCCGGTGAGGGCGTGCCCTGGGTGCCTGCGGACAATGACCGCATGGCGGGGCTGATGCAGGTGCACATGAGGCTTAAAGAGCATAAGCTTAAAATCTTTTCTTCCTGCAGCCATCTTATCCGCACGCTCCCGGCGCTTACGTACGACAAGCACCGCGTGGAGGACGTGGACACGGAGGAGGAGGACCATGCTTATGACTCTCTTCGATATTTCCTGATGTCGCGGCCCATCACGCCGGAAAAGGGCGAAGTGAGGGCCATTGATAAGTACAAGTTGGTAAGACCGGACAGGGAGGAAGGCACAGCATGGGGCGTGTGATTGCAGATTTATCATCTATCAAGTTTGTGAGCCGAAAAGGCCTCCGGGACTACGCTTTCCGGGTGCTCAAAGGCGAAGTAGGCGAACATGTGAATAAAGGTGTGATTATCCCTGGAAAATACACTGATCAGGAGCTCCGGGCGTTTGTGGAGCAGATGCCGGATTGGCAGCTAAGAGAAATGTACAACATGATTTATGGCTCCGAAATGGTGGAATGAGGTGAGAGCATGAACGGATTGGAAGAAGAAAAGGACCTGCCTCAGCAGCAGGCGGGCGGCTTTGATTTCGAGGCCGCCAAGGAGCGAGTAAAAGAAGCGCTCCGGCTGTCGGAGACCTGGCGGGACTATGCTAAGCAGGATTATGAATTCGTGGCAGGCAAGCAGTGGACCGATGCGGATTTGAACAACATGAGGCGGGCCAAGCGGCCGGCCATCACACTCAACCGCATCCGCCCCATCGTCAATCTGCTTTGCGGCTATGCTGCCCAAAATGAGACCGAGCCGGATTTCCTCCCGCGGTCCGAGGAGGACGACCGGGTGAGCCGTGTGGCCAAAGGCATTACCAAGTATGTCTTTGATAAAGCGGCCTATCAGAAGGCCAAGAAGCGGGCATTCCGAGACGCCATCACCTGCGGCGTCGGTTATTATTGGACATCATATGCATTTAACTACAAAAAAATGGACGGGGAAATCAAGATTGAAAACGTGAGCCCCTTTGATGTGTTTATCGACCCGGAGAGCACAAAGGACGACCTGTCAGACGCCGCTTTCTGCGGCCGCTATTCGTGGGAGTCTCCTGATAAGCTGTGCTTAGTCTACCCGGAACATGCAGACGAAATCCGGACAATGTTCCACGACTACGACGAAACAGAGCTTGAGACCGTGGAAACCACTCCGCTCTGGTACTCCAGCGAGCTTAAAAAGCTGCGTGTCGTGCAGTATTGGTATAGAAAGTACGGCACTAAAAAGGTGTTCACCGCCGGGGCTGAAATCATCTCTGACCCATCGTCTCCGGAGTACCAGGCTCTTCTGGCCGCCGGTGGACAGCCAACAACAGTGCCGGATGAGCACATCCGATATGCGACATTCTGCGGAGATGTGCTGCTGGAGGAGGGCGAAAGCCCATACGACCATGGGAAATTCCCGCTGGTGGCCCAGTACTGCTATAAGTCCGGATGGGAAAGCGATAAGGATGAGGGACTGGAGCCCGCCGGCGTTGTTCGTGACCTGAAGGACCCGCAGAGAGAACTCAATAAAAACCGCTCTCAGCGGATGCACATCGTGGATAAACAGGCCCTGGGCGTCCGTTACTGGCAAGGGCAGGCAGATGCCAAGGTAAGGCGTGACATCAAAGAGCATTCTACCACGCCGGGAGCCAACATCTTCCTCCCGCCGGGCCTCTCGTTCACCGACGGCCTGCCAGCATCGCAGGACATCGGCAACATTGAGCTTGAACAGCAGTCAAGCAGTGATTTCTATTCTATTTCCGGCGTCACTCCGGAAAGCCTCTCCGGCTCTGTGGGCCAGATGAGTGGCAAGGCTATCGACCTCAGGCAGACTGTGACGACTGTGCAGACCGCCGAAATCTTTGACCATGCCAAGGATGCCGAGCTGCAGATCGTGCAGCTGCTCTGGGGCGACAAAGGAGAGCCGGGACTTATTCCCCAGTTCTTTAACCATGAAAAGGCCCTCCGCATCCTGGGCGATGATGGGAAGAAAGAATTCGTACAGATTGAACCTGGAATGGGACAGGCAATGACCATACAGACGCAGATTAACCCGATGACCGGGTCGCCGCTGCTGGATGCGAGCGGCGACCCGGTGGCTAAGGTGCTCTATGACCTTTCCTGCTTTGATTTCGACATCGTGATTACTACCAGCTCCGCCAGCGCAACGGCCCGCCAGGCTAACCTTTATCAGCTGCTTGACGCTAAAAAGGCGGGAGTGGACATCCCTATGGACATTATCCTGGACTTCATGGACTTCCCCGAAAAAGAGGCGGTCAAGAAGCGGCTGCAGCAGCAGGCGGAGGCCCCGAAGATTCCGGACGTCAAAGTCTCCGGTACGCTGGACCAGCTTCCGGCGGAAGCGCTTTCCCAGGCCCTGCAGTCTATTGGCGTGACCATCTCGCCGCAGCAGATTATGTCGGAACGGATGGCGCTGAAGGGGAAGGCGCCTGCCCCGGCTATTGCCGCACCGGCACCTCAGGTTCCGCAGGGAATGCCTGCCGGACTGCCGCCTAACATCCCATTGAATCAGTAAGTACGATACGGGAAACTCGACCCGGCTAATGTCGTTAAACCAGCCGCCCGTATCTTCGGCCTGAGCGACGCCGTGAAACCGCTTACATTTTGCGTCCGGCGAACGACGTTAAACCGCATAGGAGGACATTTATGTTTGACAAAGACGAAGACAACCAGCAGATGACTAATGCATCCGATTTCGGATTCACAGAGGACGACCTCAAGGGATTTGTCCAGGAACCGAAGCAGGGGGACGCCCCTGCAGGGGAACCGAAGGCCGAACCTCAGCAGGCCGCTCCGCAGAACCCGGAACCGACTGCAGACGATGAGCCGAAGCCGCAGGCAGAACCACCGGCCCCGCCGTCCTACGACCAGAACGTCGATAAACCTCAGGACGGAGAAGGCCACGGAGACCTGGGCAAGGCGCTGGCTGAAGAAAGAGCCCGACGCAAGGCGATGGGCGATGAGCTGAACCAGCTCAAGTCTCAGCTCGCACAGATGAGGCAGGCGCAGACGCAGGCACAGGCGCCAGCCGTTCCTCCGAAGACCAGGCAGGAGATTCTCGCTTATGCGAAGCAGGAAGCGGCTCGCCGCATGAATCTTTCGCAGAAAGACATTGAGGATCTCATGTTTACTGAGCCCGCCAAGTACGAAGATTTCGTCCGCCAGCAGGGAGCCATTGCATGGGAGCAGGAAGAGCAGGTTAAACATGCCATGCAGCTCAGACAGCAGAACGTGAATTTCGTTCAGGCTAATTTCGCCAGCCTTCCGAACATCCAGGCGATTTATCAGAAGGGCAACGAGATGCTGAACGACATGAAGCGAGGAGAAGCCCGGGAAATCGACGAAGCTTACAGCCGTGTAGATAACGGCGTGGGCACGGAGAAAGATTTTAAGGTGCTTCTTTCCTTCCGCGACAAGATTATCGCGGCAATGCAGGGCGCTCCCGCCGCTGCAGGCGCTCCGGCTCCGGCCAATCCGGCCCCCGCTCCGCAGGTTTCCAACCTCCTCACCCAGGCGGCAGGACTGCCAAAAGCAGCAGCCCTCACCGGCGCCAATCCGGCGCAGCCCAAGCTGTCCAATGAGGACATCCTCCGGGCAGTGCGTGAAGGAAGGGAAAAGGACCTGCCGAAGGACATCCAGCGTGCGATTGATGAATACTGTGGTTAAAGAAAGGATGTAAGCTATCATGGCTAAAGAATTCCAGATTCCGGCCGCCCTGGTACCTAAGGTATGGGCAGCGAAAGTATGGAGAGAAGGCAATAAAGATTCTTATTTCGAGAAGTTCACTTCCACCGACGGCTCTAAGCCGGTGCAGACAAATAAAGACCTGAAACGTGCGAATGGCGACAAGGTAACTTTCGGCATCGCAATGAATCTCACTGGAGACGGCGTAACCGGGAATGACACCCTGGAAAACAATGAAGACACCCTCACCATGTACGATTTCGCAGTAACCACCAGCCAGGTGAGAAACGCAGTGGCTCGTTATGTGGGCGATGACCATAAGTCCCCCTACGAAAACCTGCCGCTTATTAAATCCGCGCTGGTGCAGTGGCTGTCCGACTGGAAGGATGACACCCTCATCAAGAAGCTGACCGAATCCCCGACCGCAGGCGAAGTCCTGGGTACTGAAGCCTCCATCACCGCTGACACCAAGCTGACCTGTGCGATGATTTCCAAGGCTAAGCGAAAGGCCATGCTGCATGCGCCCAAGGTAAAACCGATTAAGATCGACGGTCAGGATAAATACATCATGCTTATCGGTCCGTACGCAGCAAGAGACCTCAAGTCTGATACTGCATGGCTCGAAGCGCAGGAACATGCTGGCGTTAGAGGTTCCAACAACCCCATCTTCACCGGCGCCCTGGGCGAATACGATGGAGTTATTCTCTACGAATACGAAAGAGTATCCACCACCCAGACCGGCGCCTCCAATGCCAATGTGGTGCATAACCTTCTGCTGGGCCAGCAGGCTGCCTGCTATGCGGTAACCCGCGAGCCGGAGGCTATTAAGCAGGAAAGCGACTATGGCAACCGCCAGGGCAACGGCATTTCCTTTGATGCCGGCATTGAAAAAGTCGTATACAACGGCAAGGACTACGGCGTCATCCAGGTTATGACCGGCGGCGCTGCAGACTGATTTTCATTAATTTCACAGGGTTTCAACGTTCAGGGAGTGGCGATTCTCCTCTCCCTTTTCGTTTGAAACGAACTTGCATCAAACTTGCAATATTTTGCAACAAATTGCAACGAAAGGAGGCGGGAACATGACCATCAAACAGCTAATCAACAGGGCTTACATGCAGGTGGGCGACACGTCTCACGTCAATTACACACCGTTCCAGTTTCTTGAGTACTACAACGAAGGGAACCAGCTTCTATGCCATCTCATTACCAAGTACATGCCGGAGGAGGCAGTGGATGATTCGTATAAGGAGATCAATGACGAGAGCGGCTGGGACCATTTCGAGGAGACCATGCTTGTGCATTACATGGTCACCAGAATTCTGAACCTGGACATGACGGCCCTCATGCAGGAATGGGAGAACTGGATGGCCGAAAAAGCCCGCTCCGAAGGTGGTTCCAATGTAGTAATAGCAAGGGGGTACTGGGATTATGACGGTGACCGAACTGATTACCACCATCAACCTTGATACGAACGAAATCCTGGATGATGAAACGGAGTACATTCCCTACATCAACACGGCTATTGATACGCTTTCTATGCTGCTGGCCCCCATGCATGATCCGGAGGTGACAGCATGCCGGGACGTGGCCAACAATGACGCCATCCCTACCAATTTTCTCCAGTTCATGCCGCCATCCGGCTATCCCATTACCATGAAGAGCGGCACATTCCAGACGTACGATGAAAAGACGGTGCCCGATGTGTTCTATGCCGTCAAGAAGCCGCACATTGCAAGCATGGACGATGCGGTGCCTTTTTCTGAGATGTACACTTTCGCCCTGGTGCAGATTGTTTCTTACCTGGTTAAGAAGAAATCCCTGATGATTGATTTCGCCAATGCGGATAACGCTTTCATCCAGCAGCTGACGGAAACCATCAGGGCGGCAAGGGCAAGGTGAGCGCCATGGCACAGGTTTTTCAGACCGCCAGCACGCAGGGATTTCCTCTGGGCATCGACTGGAGCAAGCCGGCCAATGCGGTAGACATCAGGGCGCTGGTGCAGGCCCATAACTGCGAGTACTCCGGCACGGGCGGAGCCCTGCAGACGGTGCCGGGCATCCGCATCCTATATACTGTAGATAAAGACATCACCTCCATCTACTACGATGTGAATCGGAAATGCTGGTATTTCACATCTGATGGGAAACTTCACAAGACGGAGGACTGGAAAAGCGCCACGGAGCTGGGAGCTCTTACCGGGACGGACAGGCCGAGGTACTGCACTTTCGGCGGCGACGTCCTTGTCGCTTCCGGCGGCAAGCTGCAGGCGGTGAGTGGGGCAGGCGATACCCTTTCGACCGTTTCCGGCTCTCCGGATTCCTGCAATTTCGTAAGCTCCAATTCCGGATCAGTGATTACAGCGTCCACTTCGGACCATCGCCTTCACTGGAGCGCCATCGGAGACTACACAAGCTGGACGAATGACAGCAACAACAGCGCATCAGCCCAGTACGTTGACGTCGGTTACAAAGACCGGGGCTGCATTATCTCCGTTTCCTTCCTGTCGAAGGCCATCATTGTTTACAAAGAATACGGCAGAGCTTACCAGGTGGTGGGCAACCCGCACAGCGGGACGCTGGCGGTGGATCCGCTTTCTGAAACGGCTTACTGCTCCGGCTCTTCGGTTTCTTTGAATGACCATTCGTACTACATCGGAAACGCCGGGCTTATGAGTTTCGCTCCGACGGACACCTACGCCAACATCCAGCCGGAGGAAACGGGGCTCGCTATCAATGCACAGCTCATCCGCATCACGGATAAGTCGGCGGCTATGTGGTACGTGCCTACCCGTAAGCAGCTGTGGATTCTTCCGAGCGAGAAATCGGAGTACATCTTCATTTACCACTACCTGCCGCGCTTTGCGGACGGCCGAGGCGTGTTTACCACAAGGACACTTTCCCATGCTCTCCACGATGTGGAGAACCTTGACCATGATGTGTACATCGCCTACGGCAACAAGATAGGAATCCTTGACGAGGCTATCGACACGGATGACGGGAAGCAGATAGAAACGGCGGTCACGTCGGGGAACCTTCTGGCGGAGGAGCTCTTTATCCTACTGATGAGCTATTCGTTCGTCACGTCTAACAAGATAGCAGGCTACGGCACGGTGGAAATCTCCAACAAGAAGGCCAAGGCTCTGCAGTTCAAAGTTTCGGAAAAGCGGCTCTATGACGACACGGGGCCGCTTTATGATGCCAATACGGCACTGGCGAATGAATCGTTTACTAAACTGCTGAAGATTGGCGGCGGGCCGAACCGGTCGCTGCAGATTAAAATCTACATTGCCAAGGGCTCCGTGGCTATCCGGCAGTTTGATTACACTTATTCGGAGGTTTAACACTCATGAATTACGCAGAAACGTACCCTCTGAACGTAACCCCCCAGGGGGATTCTACCCGCTCTGCTGTGGAGAAGAACCGGAAGGAAATCCTTTCCCTGGTGGCGGCGCTGAATGCACAGCCCAGCGGGGCGGTAGGAGGAAGCCGCCAGCGTGTGCTGTCGGCGGCCATGCTGTCGGGAGCATGGAATTTCCTTTCCTCCGACGGCCTTGCGGTCATTATCAACGGCTCTGTCAATCCGGTCATCATGGCTTTCGCCGACGGATGCGGGGAAAACGGAAACATTGATTACATCGGCGTGGTAAGGGACAAGCTCTCCGCATGGTCACTCCCTGCTAATAACACCAGCTATCTCTACGTAGAACGCTCTGACGCAGGGGCGCTGACCTATGGTTCTACAACCATTGCGCCGGTGGAGCAGGACAGCGCTCCTTCTGCAGGCTCCAATGATGCCGGGCTGTGCTGGTTCTCTACGCTCGAATCGAAGATGTACGTTTGGACGGGCTCCGCATGGCAGCATAAAGTAAGGCTTTTCGTGGGCACTGCCAAAACGGACGGATCCACGGTAAAGAGTATTTCTTACAAGGAGTACCCACAGCAGCTGGCCCCCTCTCTTCAGCAGAAGCTGAAAGAAATCGAAGCAGGGGCTACGAAGAATGAAAACTGTATCTCTGCCATCAAAATCGGAGATGTGACGGTGACGGCCAACGGCCACCAGGACACATTCACCATCACGGCGGAGGGGCTTATTGCACTCTCTGCAGATGCCAAGTCAAGGACCATCAAGCTCTCCACGCCTGACCTTTCCAAGGTGTACGCCCAGGCGAAATTGGATGCCCACCCGGTGGGATCCATCTATGAATCCACCGTCAGCACTTCCCCCGCTACCTTATTCGGCGGCACTTGGGTGGCTATGGATGCGGGCCGTGTTCTTGTGGCTCAGGGCAAAGCGGCAACAGGAACCACCTTCACTGCCGGGGCTACCGGCGGCGAAGAAAAGCACAAACTCACCACGAGTGAAATGCCTGCGCATGATCACACTATGAGTTCTGCGGGAGAGCATAATCATGAATTTGCAGGCACACAATCGAGCTCAGATGATAAAACGACAGAATATGAACAAACGGGCGATTACAGCCGTACACGCGCATGGCTTAAAACTAACTACACCCAAAAATCTGGTTCTCACACCCATACCATCAATTCCACCGGCGGCGGGGAGGCTCACAATAATCTCCAGCCGTACGAAGTGGTGTATCGCTGGAAGCGTACGGCCTAAGCGGTGCGCCGCCATCTGTAAACAACCTGATACGGCTGCATGATGTTGTGAGAAGAATCCCCTCCTGTCACATTTGTTGTGAACGAATGATTATGGTTACCGCTGTTCGATGTGTTTACAGAGCCATTTCCATACAGGTTTTCATAATATGACCAAACCGTTTGCGTTCCGTTCCCGGATTTTGATGTCCTTGCCATTGTGACAGAGTGGCTATGATTACCGCTTGAGTTGGTAGTCCCTGTATGAATATGTGCCGGCAACTCACTCGTGGTTATTCTCCCCAAAAGGAGCGAAATAATGAACATTGATATTTTCAACAGTATTTCCCAGACAGCCGCCAAGCTCTATGACCAATGGGCCATAAAGCTGGCAGCGTCATGGATTATCGGCATTGAGCTCCATCTGGGGCTCTTTTCTATTTTCTCAATTCTGGTGATGCTTGACCTCTTCACCAGGTGGATCGCAATTTCCCATAAGCGCCTCATGGATGCAGGAACCGCAGGGGACTTGTGCAGCTCAGTGAAGGGCATCCCTGAGGCTCATAGAGAGGGGCTTATCTCGTCCGCCATCATGCGACGCAATTTCGGGGAAAAAATGCTGACTTACCTTCTACTAGTCCTTGCCGCGGTGCTTGTGGATAACGGGCTTGAGCTGCTGGGAAAGGCATCCATGGCCACTACACTGGTGGTTACCTATCTTTCTATGACAGAGCTTTTAAGCATGGTGGAGAATCTTGATGAAGCGGGCGTCTCCGCCCTCCATCAGCTTTCTGAAATCTTGAGAGGACGGCGGGGAAGATGAAACTGGATTCACTGCATGACATGGTGAAGGACTACGCAAGGCGCACCGGTGAAAGGGTGAACCTTGACGGCTTTTTCTGGGATGAGAAGAAGGGGGGATTCCATGACGGATACAACGAATATTTCAAATTCTTCCCTCATGTGGGATTCGTCTTCTGGTCCATTGTGGAGCATGCCGGCAAGCGGTATTTCTCCATTAACCAGACTTATGGAAAATTCCATGAAATGTGCCCCTACATGAAAAAGGTCATGCGCATGAACGGCCTCACGGAAATTATCACAAGAACCACAAGGCCGCCAAAGGTGCATGAGCGGCGCTGGGGAATGAAGCATCTTCCTGAACTGGACTACGACTACCAGGGCCGCCGTTACCATGTCATGCTGAGTGACATTAACCATCTGAACTAAGAAAGGAGATTCATTATGCTGAAATTCAATCTACAGCTTTTCGGAGGAGGCAAGAAGTCTAAAGTCGTCAGCACCTCCGCCAAAGTGCCGGAGGCATCCAGTGAGGAAAAGAAGATTCTGGCTAACGAAATGGATTGGCTCTCCAATGCCCTGGGCGTCTCTAACAACCTCATGAACCTGGCGAACGGACAGATTAACAACAGCCAGGTAACGCCGGATTATAACAGCCTCCTGCAGTCGGCCCTCTCCGGCACCCAGCAGGCGGGGCAGACGGTTTCCGGACTTATCCCGCAGGTGCAGAACGGAGTGACTGGCGCCAACAACGCAAATAACGGCTACATCGGCGGCATCGGCAATGCCATGCAGACTTACCAGGAAGGTAATAAGTACCTGGATAGCGATTACCAGAAAGCCATGGCGACCAATGAGGGCATTATGAGCGGTCTCCTCTCCGGAGATCTTCCCTCCGCCTACGCACAGAATCGGCAGAAAGCCCTGCAGTCTGACCTGGACGCTACCATGGGCAATGCTCTTTCCTCCCTGGCGGACCGTGGGATTATCAATTCCTCCGTGGCAGGGCAGGCCATGAATGATATTTCCAAGAACGCCGCTAACTCCCTGGCATCCAGCTATACCAATGACATGAACACGGCGGCAGGCCTTGCGAATAATGCCTACAACAACCAGCTGAATGGCCTCAATGGCCGGGCTGGGCTTATGTCTAATCTCTATTCCGGCCAGCTCTCCGGCATTGGACAGCAGGCAGGCCTTACCAGAAACAATGTTTCCAACATCCTCAATGGGGCCAATGCTCAGGGAAGCCTGGCAGGACAGCAGGCGAGCCTTGCCAACCAACCGATCGATTCGGCGGCGGCTGCTCAGAGCGATGCGGCATCTACTCCACTCAATTACTTCAATGCTGCCGTGGGCCTGCAGAGCCCGAACCTCAGCCTGTACGACAGCATGAGCGGGCACCGGTACGCCGTGGCCAATCCGGGGCAGACCTACGTCAAGCAGGGAAGCGGCGGATGGTTCGGAAACCTTCTGGGCGCCGCCGCAAACTCTGCGGCCGCATTCTACGCCTGCTTCCCGGCGGGTACATTGGTGTCCACGGGGTATGAAGACGTGCCCATCGAAAAGATGAGGGAGGGCGATACCGTCGTCATCCAGGGAGGCCATATGGCCCGTGTAAAGAAAGTGCATGACATGGGCGAGCAGATGACCTACAACGTGGAGACGGTGCCAAGCATTGACGGCACCATAAGGAAGGTCACTACAACTCCTACGGAAGTGTTCCTCACGCCGGAAGGCAGGAAACCGCTCTCTGCCCTGAAAGCAGGGATGAAGGTGTGGACGGTGGACAGTTTCTGCAGGCTGGCCCACGTGACCAAGAACAAGGCGGAAAGGGTGTATGAACTGGAACTTGATGACGACAGCGCTCTCTTCTACGCTAACGGATTCGCTGCCGAACCGCTGACGGCCAAGGATAAGGCGGCCAACGGGAAGGCTGATGGAAAGGAGGAGAAATAATATGGCAGTCGTTTATATTCCTGCAGATAACATGGGCGTCTGGCAGTCTCTGGGAAATGCCCTGGGGACTTACCTGGGGAAGCGGGCATCTGACATCCAGAAGACCCATGAGGCGAAGGAATACGCTAACGCCTGGTTCCCGAACCTCACGGGCTCCCAGCTACAGGAGGCCAAGACTATGGCGGACTATCTGCCCCAGGATACGACGCCAACGCTTCCCCGACTTTCCGGCGGCGGGCTTTTAGGAAATGCCTTCTCCGGAGTGCAGAGCGCCATGCCTTCCATCACGGCCAACGCCCAGCCCATTACCGGCACCACCACCAGCGGCGGCACGGTTACTACCGGTATCCTGAACGGCGTTTTTGGAAATGGCCAGAATGGCACTCAAAACGGCGCAGGAGCGACCGCAGGTAACGGGGACGTAACTATCCCCTCCGCTCTCGCAAACGCCGCGCAGAGCTATATGGCCCAGCCCGATTTCAATTCTGCGCCCCAGGGGCAGGCGCCCGAGGGAGGGCAGGAAGGAAATGGCCTTCCTGCCGTGCCAGACCGGCAGGCTATCCGCCAGAAGAACATGGCGGATAATGGCTCCGTCTACAGGGACCTTTACGTCTCCACGGTCAAGGCCGGTTACTCCCCGGAGGAAGCCAGAGCCATGACGCTGGACCGGGTGAAGCAGGATGAAGATAACGCCTACAACGCCCAGCGCTCCGATTACATTTCCAAGGTACTGAACCCAATGAAAGAACAGATTCTGAACGCCCTCATCTTCACCAAGGACAAGGACGGCAACACGGTAGTTGACCGTTACCGTTCCTCCAAGCTTCCAGGCCTTATTCCGGCCATTAACCGATACAACGAAATGGCGGCCAATGCAGGGGCGCAGGGGCTCGACATTAACAGCCTGGACAACATTTCCAAGCTCACCCGCCCGAACAATAAGTACATGCAGGGGAAGAACGGACACATCGTCCGCATTGATGAAGACACCGGAGCCGTTTCCGATGCCGGAGACTTCTCTGATCCGCGCAACCAGTACGTCAGAACCCCCGCCGGATTCTGGGATGTGAGGAACAGAAAATTCATCACAGACCCTGCCACCATGAAGAAGATTGAAATTGACCAGCAGAAAGCCATTGCGCAGGAGAGGATGGTCAATTCCAACATCGCCATGAACAATTACAGGATGACCAATCCCACAGGCGGCAGTGGAGGCACCAGTGGGCTCAGCTCTCAGTATATTTCCACCCTCCGCCAGCTGCACATGGCCTGGATGAAAAACAATCCGGACCAACCCGAATCGGCAAGCCCTCATTACGGGCCGCTGATGAGTGCCCTCCAAACTGGCGGCGGCTCTTCCGGCACTGCTCCCAATAAAGGATATGCGGCCGATAAGGACAAAATGAGCAAAGCCATCATGGACAGTTTCTACCACAATGGCCATGATGCTACCATCAATCTCCTGCACAGCCACGGCTGGTATAACTACGACAGCTGGGTGCCGGATGACAAATAGATTAAATAGGGAAGGAGGAAATCAGTTATGTACGACCCATTCGAAGGGATAGAACCTGCTGATAATCAGGAAAACAATGCAGGAAGCGATTCCGGCCTCTATGACCCCTTTGGAGATATCCAGGCTTATAAGCCTCCGGAAGAGACATCCTTTACAGATAAGCTGAAAGCCTTCGGTCAGAAAGTCTATGAACAGGCCGACAGAACTACCACGAACATTGAAAACGCCCTTCCAAGTTACATCGGAAAGGTGGGGAAGGCGGCTCAGGCCTACGGGCAGGAGGTTTCCCAGGCGGCCACCCGTGCCTACGAGGCCAGAGCCGGAGGGGAGGAAATCGACGATGAGGACCCGACCAGCGGATATGAAGGACAGAACTATGACACGGCCAAGGCAGGCCTCTATGATGCTGCCGTCGGCACTCCTGCCGGTTATGTGGCCATCACTCCCTTCGTGCCGGCGCCGGTACGCGGGGCGGCTGGCCTTCTGGCGGCGCCCACCATAGCGCACGGCACCATGGAGGCCTATGACCAGAATGTGGCCAATGATGATGGCACGCCGGTGATTTCTACCGCCAAGCAGACGCTTCTGGACCCTGTCATCGATCCCATCAAAGAGGCGGTGACACAGCCCGGGAAGTACGTGCAGGAAATCGTGGACAATCCCCTCAATGTGTGGGACAAGGTTTTCCTCCCGGCTTCCATGGTGGAAGGCGGGGCCAAGCTGGCTCCCCGCAGGGTAAAGGATGCGGTGAAGACACGGATTGATTCGGCTGCGGACAGAGTGAGAGGCATCCGGTGGGATGACCTTTCCGGCGCCGGGAAAACAGGATTCGACGACCTGGCAGGAAGCGGTGAAGGAACCAAAGCAATGAGAAGTGACGTATACGACCCCTTTGGGGACGTTGAGCCGGCTTCTCAGGGCGGTTCGACAGGTTTTGACGACCTTTCCAGAGCATCGGCGGATAATGCCGCATCCTATAACGCTCCTCCTGCTGATGTTTCCGCCCCCGTGTTCAATGTGGCAGGGGATGCGGACTGGGCAGGCATGAACAATTCCACTAAAGCGGCGTCCAATGAGCTGGTAGCAAGATGGAATCAGGCCCACCCGGAAGCGCCTGTCACCATGACAAGCGGGAAGCGCTCCGGAGACGGTTCTTCCCACCATGACGCGGGCGAGGCCGTTGATTTCGTTTCTGACGCTTTTGAGGGCGAGGCAGGAAGGCCGCTCCGTGATGAATTCGGCCGCATGGCCAGTGACATGGGCCTGACACCCTTTGACGAATACAACGGCTCCGGAAATGAAGCCTATGCCCGTGGCGAGAATTTCCACGTCACTGTCCCCAGAGACTGGCAGGGAAGCGGCCGCAGCGTGGCCGATATGGCCGATGACAGGGGCTATGGATTCGATGACGGCATGAGGGGTGCCTCCGATCTGGCCGATGATACCGGCGGCATGTACGAAGAGACCGGCGATATGGCCACGGACGTGTACAACCGCTACCGGCAGGACGGCCTTACTGACGCAGAGGCGGCAGGCATGACGGGAAACATTGCCCAGGAAAGCGATTTCAATACCGGAGCCGTTTCCAATGACGGATATGGTACAAGGGCCCTTATCCAGTGGGACGGCGACAGATACGCCCGCTTTGAAAAGTGGTGCGAGGACAATGGCCGCGATCCTTCAGACTGGCGGGCCCAGGTGGACTATTCCGTGGAGGAAATGAAGACCACGGAGCCCGACGCCCTCCGCCGGATGCGTGAGAGAGGCGACGACCTCACGCCGGAGGAAGCGGCCCGGATTATCCGAGAGGACTATGAAAGACCGGACCCCGCCCAGGCTAATGACGCCCGCCGCATGAGCGAAGCCAGAAGGGTGTACGACCAGGGCGGCAGGCGGCAGGATGCTCCCGTGGATGACGGAGAGGCTTCCCGCTCTTCCAGCGGCGAGGATGGCGTCATCGAGACCGGCGACAGGGGCGGGAACCTCAATTTCGATGAGCCTGCTCTTTCCGACAGGGCGCAGGCCATGAGGGATGATTACGACCCGGTGCAAGACCGCAAAGCGAAACAGCTTGACCTTATCTTGAAAAACAATCCTGCAAACGATGATGTTCATTTATGGATACGTTCAACTAAAGATATTCACACGGCTGAAGAGGTTTTCAAAGAGGCTTATGACAATGGCGAGGCCATGTACCCGGATTTTACGCTTGATATGATGGATGAAGCATTAAGATCTGGGGAAGTAACCGTTTATGGCTCTCACCCAATAAAGAACGGTATTTTCGTTACCCCGTCCTACATGAACGCAAGGGATTATTCCGGCGGCGGGCGAGTTTACTCTAAGAAAATCCGCCTTACTGATGTCGCATGGATTGATGAATCGGAAGGCCAGTATGCGCCTGTAAAAGCCTCCCGCACTTCACGTAGAAACATTCAGGCTATGAGAGACACCTCTCAGCCACTCCGCCAGGCAGACCTTTCTCCCGGATTAAAAGGGGAAGCTATTCGGAATGACGCTCCCCGCGGGCATGACGTGACCGGAAAAGGCAATGCCCAGACTATCCAGCGCATGGATACCATCCGCAGTATGAGGAACGATGTGGACTACACAGCTCATGAAGATACCGGCGTCCCGGTCACCAGACAGGGCATTGTGGACTACGTGAACCGGCTTTTCAATGCGACCGTCCGCTACGGACGCACGGAGAAGGGGGCAAGGGGGCAGTTCAACACGCTTTCCCATGTCATCCGTACGCAGAATTTCGCAGAGCCCAGGGTTATCGCCCATGAACTGGGCCATTTCCTGGATGAGCGGTTCCACTTCTCTGAGGCGCCGGAGTACGCCGGAGAGCTCCTGCATCTTGTGGATGACCGCTTTGGGAAGGGCGGATATTCTGACCTGGACATGTCCGGAAGGCTGGCGGAGGGCTTCGCTGAATTCTTCCATGACTATGTGACAGACCGCGCCCAGGCCAGAAGGAATGCGCCGGGATTCTACAACTACTTTGAAAAGAAACTGCACCAGGACCCCAAACTGACGGGGGCGACGAACAAGCTGACCAAAGTCATGTACCAGTGGAACCACCAGGGCGCCGTGGCGAGGGTGAAAGGCCATATTTCCTTTGCCTCCGATTCCACCGGCTTCCAGGGGCTGAAGAACATGATGAAGGATGGAACCTTTGGAGAAGCCGGAAAGAAGGCATGGAGCCGGCTTTATACGGAGGCTGTGGATGAGCTCCATCCGCTGTCTGACGTGGTGGCGGATGTGGAGAAGAGAATCGGCAGGAAACTGCCCTTCGCTTCCAATCCTTTCCTGAATGCCTGGGCTGCCAGAGGATGGGCAGGAAAGGCCATTACACTTCTTCAGCACGGAGATCCCGAAAGGGGAATCCCTGCGCTGAAGGATATTTTCCACTCCGTAGGGAAGAAGAACCTGAAAGATTTCTCCGCCTTCCTGGTGGCCCTCCGTGAAAAAGACATCTACGACTTCAACAGCAAGCTGCAGAAGGGCGAAGAAGGGGCGGCGCTGAAGGCGACCATGGACCCCATTGATGCAGGCATGACCATCCGGGAGCTGGCTAAAAAGCATCCGGAATTCGTGGAGGCGGCGAAAAATCTCTACCGCTTCCAACAGCACCTGATTGACGAGCTGGTGAAGGAAGGCATGCTCTCCGCCAAAGCGGCGGCGGACATGCGGAAAAGGTGGCCGCACTACGTCCCCTTCCAGCGCATCGTGGACGGCATCGATGCGCCGAGCGTGGGAGGGAAGAAATTCGTGAACGTTGGAAACACCATCCAGAAGTTCAAGGGCTCCTCCCGGGACATCGTGGATCCCCTGGAAAGCGTCATTTCCAACACATTCCGGGTGGTAAGTGCCATTGAAAGAAACAAGGTGGGCCAGTCTTTCGTGAATCTTTCCAAAATGAAGGGCATGGGCGACCTCTGCGAAGAGGTGAAGGGCACGCCAAAGGCCACGGACAGCACTTTCTATGTCTGGGAAGGCGGGAAGAAAAAGACCTACGCCACCTCTCCGGAGCTGCTGAAGGCGCTCAAGATGACCAACGAGGAAGGAATGAGCATGTGGGTGAAGATCCTCCGTGTTCCTGCAGGCTTTCTCCGAAGCGGAGCTACCCTGTCCCCTGAGTTCATTCTTAGAAACCCGGTGCGAGATATGATTTCCGCCTCCCTCTATTCCAAGCATGGATTCATCCCGGTTTGGGACACCATGCGTGGGCTCTCCCTCTATCTCAAGAAGGGGAAAGAGTACTGGGATTACATGAACAGCGGCGCCGCCCAGTCGGCCATGGTTTCCCTTGACCGGGACTATCTCCACGGGCAAATGAGGGATCTCCTGAAGAAGAAAAGCGTGCTTTCTATGTGCGCGAACCCCATCGAAGCGCTCTGGGCCTTCTCCGAAGCGACGGAAATGGCCACAAGGCTGGCGGAGTTTGACCTGGCCAAGAAGGGCTATACCGGTATCGGCAACAGGCTTTTCGGGAAAGAGCGGAAGCCTCTCTCCAACGTGGAGGCAGGCATTGAGTCCCGGGACATCACTCTGGACTTCGGCCGCCACGGCAAGCACACCCAGAGCCTGAACCAGACCGTCGCCTTCTTCAATGCGGCTATCCAGGGCACGGACAAGATGGTGAGGGAGTTCAAGGCGCACCCGGGGCAGATGACCATGAAGACCTTTATGGGCATTACAGTGCCTTCCCTGGTGCTGTGGTATCTCAACAAAGACGACCCTCGCTATCAAGAACTCCCGCAGTGGCAGAAGGATATTTTCTGGGTGATTCCCGGGAAGGACACGCTGTACAAAATCCCGAAGCCCTTCGAACTGGGGATTCTCTTCGGCACCGTGCCGGAAAGGATGATGCAGTTCATGTACGACAAAGAGAAGGGTAGAAACGGCCCGGGCTTCAAGGGGCTGGGCAGCTCCATTTGGGAAAACCTGGCGCCGAGCATTATCCCTACCGGCTTCCTTCCACTCGCTGAATGGCTTTCAAACTATTCATTTTTCCTGAACCGCAACATCGTGCCTCTTTCCCAGTCGAAACTCCCGGACCGCCAGCAGTACGGCCCGTACACTTCTTACCTAGCACGCAAGGTAGGGGACGCCTTCAACCTGTCCCCAAGAAAGATAGACAACACCATCCAGGATGTTGGCGGCAACCTGGCGGCCCTGGGGAACAGCATCATCGACAAGGCGGCAGGGCTTGCGGAGAAGCGGCCCGCCAAGCGGTGGAGCGAGGCCCCCGGCGTTCGTGGATTCACGGCCACGCCATACGCTTCTTTAGACAGCGTGCAGCGGCTCCGTGATGACTACAGCCAGCAGGAAAAACTTTTCAATGAGTTCAAGATGACCAGGCAGAAGCCGGAAGGCTACGATGCCGCCAAGTATGTTCGCTACAAGAATGCCATGGACGCCATGCAGCGGACTTACAAGGCACAGAAAAAGGTCATGGATTCTGAACGCCTCAGCAGTGAGGAAAAGCGGGAGCGGATTGACCGCATCAAGATGCAGCAGACAAATATCGCCAGAAGGGCCCTGGGCCTTTCCAAGGTTTCCAATGAGTAGGAGGAAAAATCATGAAAGGTGTAGACGTTTCTTATGCTAACGGCCATGTGAATTGGTCAGATGTGGCAGCGGCAGGCTTTGAGTTCGCCATGGTGCGGCTGGGCTATGGCCATGGCCATATGGACAGCCGGTTTTATGAGAACGTGAATGGAGCCATTGCGGCAGGCCTGAAAGTCGGGGTATATTACTACTCCTACGCACTCACCCAGGAAGATGCGGACTATGAGGCCGATTTCCTGGTGCAGGCCCTGCAGGACTGCGGCCTTACTGCAGAGAAGCTCCCCATGGGTGTGTGGATTGACGAAGAGGACGCCGACGGCTGGCGCCGTAACCATGGCCTTGATGTGTACGCAGACCATCAGTTAGTGACCAACATGGCTACCGCCACGGTTAATAGGCTCTGGGATGCGGGATTCATGCCTGCAGGCGTGTACATGAACTGTGACTGGTACGACAACGTGATCGACATGGAGCAGACCGGCGGCGCCGGGCTCTGGCTTGCCCAGCCGGGGGCGTCTTCTCCGGACCATGACTGCATGCTGTGGCAGTACACTTTCACGGAGAATATCAATGGCCGTGAATTCGACGGAGACGTAGTGATGGGAGGATTCGACAATGTTTAAATTAATCGGTGACAGCATCAACATCACTAGAGGAGATACCGGCATGCTCCAGCTGGAGCCCGCCCTTGACGGGAAGCCCATGGAGAAAGGCACCTATACGGCGGTGCTCTCCGTGAAGGCCGACATGGATGATGAGGCCTACCTTCTGCAGAAGCAGGCTGACGATAACGGCCGTTTCTTCTTCTCACATGACGACACCAAGGATATTCCGGCCGGCACTTATGTCTATGACATTGAAATCCGGAGCGGCGAACAGGTGCATACCATCGGCGCCTCCAAGTTCATCGTGAAGGGAGACGTGACCAGAGATGACTGAGAAAACATTTTCTATGGCCACCATGAAGGTGAAACTGGCATCGAAGCAGACACTATCCGCAAAGCTGACGGCCGACGCCAGAATGACGGCGGAAATGGATCTCCTGCTCAAGGGAGATAAAGGCGATAAGGGGGGACAAAGGAGACAGAGGAGAAATCATCTCCTCTGCGTACTGCAACCCGGATGGCACCATGGTGATTGAGATGGACTCGGGACGGAGGGTTTCCACAGGCCTTCAGCCCCTGCAGGACTGCATTGGATACGCTGAAAGTGCAAAAGAAAGCGCCGTTGCTGCGGCGTCTTCCCAGTCTGCGGCAGCTGGAAGTGAAAGTGTGGCGGCATCCAGCGCGTCTGCTTCCGCCTCCTCCGCTTCGGCGGCCAAGACTAGCGAGGCCAACGCCAAAACCAGCGAAAACAACGCGGCCAAGTCGGCCAGCGCAGCGGCGGCCTCCGCAAGGACACGGCAGGCGGACTGGAGCGAAACCGACAACACTCTGCAGAGCTACATTAAAAATAAGCCCGGCAACTTGGTTTACACTGATGGCGACCAGCAAATCAGCGGTGCAAAGACATTTACCGGCAAGCTCGAAGCGTCAACAGTTAACGCCGCCAACCTGAGCGTCTCCGGCGCCGCATCTGTACCGACACCGAACGCAGATAACAACTCTAAAACCGTTGCGAATACAGCCTTTGTGAAAACGGCCATCGCAAATCTCGTTGGGAGTGCTCCGTCAACGCTTGACACCCTGCAGGAACTCTCTGCGGCGCTGGGCAATGACGCCAACTTCTCTGCCACCGTGGCATCCCAGATTGGGAAGAAGCTGGATAAAGCTGGGGGAACCATTACAGGCCCCATACTATATGGCAAGACGCCGAACGATAATTCAGAGCTACCGAACAAGGCGTACGTTGACTCCGCTATCAAGTCTGCGGTTAATGCGGCAGTGGCAAGCGTCACGAAAACGCTATCGGCCAACATGCACGCTCAGTACCCAGTTGGGTGCTACCTCTATTCTGACAAAGCCAATAACCCCGTCACCTACCTGCCCTACATGAGTGACACCACATGGGTACAGACGGCGGCAGGACGTGTGCTTATCGGTGCTGGCGAGGCAGATAGTGGAACAGTCTATAATGCAGGAGCTACCGGTGGTGAAGAAAAGCACAAATTATCCGTTGAGGAATTGGCTCCTCACATGCATCAAGAGAGAATGACAACATCTGATGGGAATCCTAATTCGCTTGTTAACTTAGAAACCGGTGGGAATTTAAGTGGAGCGACTGTTCCTCAGCGTTTTGGATATACACACAAGGCTACTGATACGGTAAATACAGTTAGTGCTGGCGGGGATAAACCCCACAACAACATGGAGCCATATCGGGTGGTGTACATTTTCAAGAGGACCGTTTAAAGATGTAAACCGCTAAATATGGTTGCATGTTGTTATGTGGTTGGTTACCGCCGGTAGACCCTGTACAGACGATATTGGCCCCTGTAGTCCATCCAGCATTTGCGCAGGCATAACCAGCCCTACCTTGGGTTCCTCCTTTATTTGGGAGAGTTACCATTTCACCATAGATGTTTTTCCAACCATCAACCCCATTACCGTTTATGCGTTGCTCATGTAGATGGGCCGCCAGTTCATCAACGGTCAAAAGGCAAGCCCTCCATGGTGGCAAAAGTTGGCAGAAGAGTACAAAATTTGTACTCTCCATGTCACATGTCACTCACAAGTCAAGCACATGTGGATTCCCATAGCGTCTGCGCCATCCCGCTTTCCATTTCAACGGTTAAGCACAGGTTACTCACACTTTGTTGATGGCTTTCCTCAAATCCGCGGCCTCCGCCTGTTTCCCGTCAGCTTGTACACCGTTCCGTAGCCGTTTGGGAGTTTCATCATTTTCATTTCCTTTCTTTGATTATCACAAGGAGGCAGTAATATGCCTGATTATAAGCGAATTATTTTTGGAGCCATCGTCGTTGTCGTGATTTTGGGCATTGCGTACGCCGACTACCGCATATACGAAGATGTGCAAAATGAGAAGCCTAAAGTAATGACCACGGAGCAGACGCATGATCCCAAAGAGGTGGCGAAAGAAATCCACGTAACCACCCCGGCAGCCCAAACCATCGTTAGGGAGATTGAGCGCTCCGGCGGCGAGGCACCGGCCATTACGTACTACGTACAGAGCCCATCCTTGGACCGGGCGGCGGAGACGGTGCAAAAGCAGATAGAGACTAAAAGCCCGGAGGCGCCCTCCGGTGTGCTCTCCAAATCAGACCGGACGATAGTCACAGCTGACAAGCAGCTCAACAAAGTGGACGTCTACAAGATAAACCTCAGGCGGGCGCATAAACTCAAGGCCGGCATGACCTACGTCAACGATAAAGCCTACATCTCTACAGGCTACCAGGCGGGCAGGTGGGAAGGCCTGGTGCACTTCGACACGAGGACCATGGAGCCCAAGGGCGGGACTATCACCTATACCGTGCTTGAATGGTAATGATTTACCGCGATTAGACATTAGACGCTTTAGGAAACTGTAGGAAAAATAGGAAAAGCCGCTTCCTTCTGATAGAAGAGGCGGCTTTTTTCTTTTGGCGGCAAAAAAACGGCAGAAAAATGAGCGGAAACTAGCGTACTTTGGCGTGCAGCCCAACCATGTCCATAACGCAAAATTCCCTATAATTACTGCCTTAACGGCTTTCGCCTGTTTTTCGGTGCGAAGCCGTGGGAATTGTGTGTATATTCTCTGCGGGTTTTTCTCCAAACCTGTTCGATTGGATTCAGA